AATCGGGCGATGGCGCGCCATGGCAGCGTAACGGGCGACTTCGCGACCATCGATTTATCGATGGCCTCGGACTCCCTGAGCTATAGAACACTCAGGGAATTGTTGCCCGTTGACATCTTCTGGTGGCTTAACGCTACCAGAAGTGCTTATACTACTCATCCTAACGGTGAGCTGATAAAGCTTCATATGATCTCGTCGATGGGGAATGGTTATACCTTTCCCTTACAGACCGCGATTTTTCATATAATCTGTCGAGTTATCTACAGACATATGGGTATCCGGCCTGTAACTCGCGGACCATCAATGAACGTCGCTACTTTCGGAGACGATATCATCGTCTTGTCCGAATGTTATGATCTGGTTACTAAAGCAATTACATGCCTTGGTTTCCTTATCAACCACGATAAATCGTTCAGATATGGGCCGTTCAGAGAGTCTTGCGGCGGAAATTATTACTTCGGCCACGATGTTACGACGCCGTTTATACGGTCGTTGCGAACACAGCAAGACAGATTGAGTGCCTTTAACAGGATCGCAAAGTTCTGCGGTTACAATAAGATTTACCTGCCTCGTACTCTAAGCTACCTTTACGGTTTGCTTGATCGTACTAGTAGGCATCTATATGTACCCACAGATTGTTCCGATGTCAGCGGTTTGAAAGTACCTATGGCATTGAAACCCAGCTATATGCACCATAAACCCAGCAAAGGTTGGACTTATAGGTGCTACGAACCTCGGGTCGCGATTCAGGAAATTTTCGATGATAAGGGATTTCCCTTATCTCCTAATTCTCCATATCGTGATAACCCCGACGCTCTTCTGCTTGGTTTGCTAAAAGGCTCAATCAGGGACCAGCGATTAAGCGAGCGAAGTGAAGTACCTCGCTATCGCCTAACTTGGGCGAATAGTCCTTCCTGGGACAATTCGGTCGTGGCGAACGATCCTTTTCCGGATCGTGGTGGTGAGGCCGTTTGGCAACGGTCTCTCGAGTACTCTATAACATAGAGTGCTCACCCTCTTGGCAGTGACGCCCACCCTCTA